GCTAAAGATATTCTAGCTAAAATTTCTCTTGATTGTTGAGATTTGTGAGCAAGAATAGCTATACTAAAAGACTCATTAAACATTAAATACCATAATAGCGTTGCAGCAATAGTAGTTGTTTTACCAGACTGCCTAGGCATCTTACATATTACAAATCTCTCATCTTGAACTAACTTTACTATATCTTCTTGAAAGTCATAGAGATTAAAAGGTACTAAACCTTCGTCAATATTTACAATTTGAATATAGTTTTGAATAAAATAAACACAATCTTGAGAGCATTTAACAAACTCTTCTATTTGCTCAGGAGTAAACTCTTGAGGAACATTAGCTCGCTTTAGGTTAGGATTACCTAAGTAATTTTCTCTAGCTTGATTCATTTATTTGTTTCTTAATAAGTTTTTGTAAGTCACCAGTACTTCCTACAAATAAAGTATTATTAACTGTAGAAGGATTTTTGCCTCCATTAGCAGTTGTTTCTATATTTTGTTTCTTTTTAGATAGATCCATTAATGCTATGTTAGCATCAGATAGTGTTCTTACTAAAGTGGCAACTACTTCAAAAGCTCTTGGGTGCTGGGATTGCTGCGCAACTTCTAAAAGTTCAGTAAGAGCATTAGAGCCGTTTTCAATAACTTGATATAGATTACCTCTTGCATACTCAAAATCATTGTCAAGCTTACTATCGCTTACAATTTCTTTAGCCTTAGTTATATCTTTTTTAAGAGGTTCAAGTTCTAAAAACTCACCAATAGTGTCTTTATTATCCATTAAAATATTTATCTGTCACGAATCCATAGTTATCATTTGCACTGACGCTATCAGTATTTATAGCAACGGTGCTATTTGAAGTTGGATTACCGTTAGCGTCTAATCCAGGAGTTATAGTTATTCTGCTAGCAGGAGTTGCAACACTATTAATAGTAAATACTCCTGGTGCACCTGGGTCAACATAAAATTGGGTATTTGCTTTTTTAATAAGACCTTTCTTATCTTCTACCGGACCAAATACATATCCTTTAATATCAAATCTTAAAGTATGAATAAGAGCTCTTCTTGATTCAAAATTACCTTCATAACTATCTGATGTATTTAAACTTTGAAATACAACTGGTATATCAAAACCAAAATCTAATCCATCTATTAATTTTAATGTAGCTGTAAACTCAGGAGTAAAATATGGTAATATTTGTTCTAGTATTCTAACTCCATCCTCAGCATTTTTTACCATAACAGCTAACTCAAAACCTATATTAAATGGTGTTGGTGTTCCTACACTTGATAGATTAAATGATTGATCTCTTTTAGCCTGAACTAAATCTCTCATAGGATTCATTCTACGCTCGGGATCATATTGAAATGATATCATTTCAAAAGACATTCTTGGCAATTGTATTTGAATTTGTCTATCTAGGTTAGGATCTACATTTAGTCTTTCAATAAACTTTTGTCTTGGTCCATATGAAATAGGCACTCGCATAGTCTGAATAGTCTCACCAGCATTATTTTCTCTATCTATTTCAATATTATTAAAAAGAGTTCCAAAGTAAACTACATACTTTCTAATAACACCGTTGTAATATTTTTTACCAAACATTAAAAGTTATTCTCACTAAATGGATTGAACTCACTAAAGTCAATAAATTCTAATCCTTCATCCTGGAAGAATGTTGAATCATCATCTTTATCTTGAGTTCTCTTATCGTAGTTATCGTTTATAATCTCTTGACCTGATTCAGTAGTTAAAGCTAACCCAGTTTCTAATGTTAGACCTCTTGCATCTAATAAGTAAGATTGAGACCTATCTACTTCAATACTATCTATTTCAGGTATACCAGTAGTAAATCTTTCATCAGAATATTCAAATGTTTCTAAAGAAAGATCATATGTTTGTAGGTCACCTAATTGATAAAATAATGCGTCATGTTTAACAAATTTTACTTCAAATAATTTACCAATAGCATTAGGCAAGGCTCCTTTTATCCAAGGTAAAAATATTAAATCACCTTCTCTTGGTCTAGTTATATTAGGATTAAATTCTTCAATCTCTTCTACAAATCTTCTTCTAGCTACAGTTACATTCATTTGATCTTGAATAGTTAGACCAAATCTTTCCATGAATGCGCCTTGACCTTCGTAGCCTTCTACTGACTTAATATATAATTCTAAAGGATAAGCAGTTTCAAATTTAGATAAAACGGCTTCAGAATATAATTGATCTTGCTCTACTTGATTTCTTGGAAGGTAAAATGACTCTTGACCATATATAGAAATTGCTTCTATAATTAGATCTTCAATAAGACTTGATTCACCACTAGCTTCGTAGTTTTGAAAGTANGTTGATCTTCCNTGTATTGCCATTATCCTGTATCCACAAGTATAATATCAAAAGAAGATGAAATAACTGAACCAGTATCACCAGNTCCTCTCACTTCAATATCAGTTTTTTCCGGAAAACGCAAGGGAATCGAATAATTCTGAGTAGTATATCCCCCTACCATATCAATAATATCCTTTGACCTAAATGGTGCGCCACCATCTAATTCTCTTGCTAACAAAGTAACTGTGACAGCATTATTCATTGGTGCTACGCCGACGTTCCAAGTAGTAAGATAACCAGTCTTTCCAGCTGGTATTGTATAAAGTGCAAGTTGAGTTTGACCTAAACCAGTAGTTGTTCCTGTACCAATAGTGCCAATATCAGCAAGAACTGTACCGCCTCCAGACGCTGCGGTGGATATAAGAATATTACCATCATTTGTCGTTAGCACCCCAGCAGTCGCAACAAATGCTCTATAAACTCTTAGGAATGAAGCAGTAGAAGCTGCACCATTTACAGTAATCGTTTCTTCAATTTCATTAAAATTATTATCTAAACCTTGAACAGTAATTGTTTGAGCACCATCATTACCAAGTCCATCGTCAGAGCTTGCGCTATATGCATAAACTGTACTATCAGAACCAACATCAAGATATTGATAAATTCCGCCATGCATCCAAATAGTTTCTGGTATATTTCCTACATTTGGATTTCTACCAAACTTATGGATTGATTTATACCCATCAACGAGTCCAGCTGCAATAGGAATATTCGATGCAACACCAAACGAATTGATAAGATTACCATCTTTATCAGCAGTCATAACGACTTCAAAGATAGTATTACCACTAGCTAAATATTCGTGTCTATCTCTTCTATATTGGGCCATTTCATTATCCTATCATATCTGAAACTGGTAAGCTGTAAGATGAAATCATTTCGGCTTCAAGCTTATTTATCTCTGCTTCTGCCTCATTCATTATCTGGCTACCATTAAACGTAACGCCTCCGGGTAATTGTAATCCGCCAAATTTAGATAAATTTGTGCCCCATTGATATTTTATTTTTGCAGTTGCATAATTTAAAAGCCATCTATCTTTATAAACATCGTTATAAGTTTCTGGGTCAACTATTTTATATACTTCAGCAATCATATATTCACCAGCTTGAAGCTTGTCCCAATCCATATCTACATATAATCTATTAGTATGTCTATTAAATCTAATAGGCTGTCTTCCTACTAGTAACTCTTCAATAAATTGGATATGTTGCATATTAGTATAGTAAGTAACTAATGATTGATTAAATGATGTAAGATCATATAAGTCGTTTAATGCAATTTGATATCTTATATTAAATAAATTATTTGTAGATAAGTTATTTCCTATATCAAATATTCTTACTGCACCTATAATATTATCAGGTATAGTAATATATTGATTATCTATATCATCTTGTGTGAGGGATTTTTTATAAAAGTCTCTTTCTACACCATCAAAATGATAATCCCAATAGTAAGAAAAAGATTCATCAATACGATCTTCTACCTGCATATCTTCTACATTTATTTCAATAACAGGAAAGCCTAACTTACGTAAGCAATAATCTTTAAATTCTGTTCTACTTGTTGGCAATGCCATTTATTATCCCCAGACTACTGAACCACCACTATCATAAACTTTAAATAATCTATTAGAACTATCATATAGATCTTCTATGACAGCATTAGCTGCTATTGTTATATCGTTAAATGATACGCTTGCTCCTGTAGCTACATCCTGGCCAATATGAACACCAGATGAATTAGATGTTACACCAGTCCCGCCTACTACAGCAAATGATCTTGAAGCAGCAATATTACCACCTCCAGTTAAACCATCACCAGCTGTAAGAGTTACTGATGTGTGATTAATATGTTCGTTAGGTACAAAACCTGATAATGAGTCATGTTCAATTTGTGAATCGTTAGTAAATACACCTGAACTATTTGCTGTAATACCAGTATTAGCAACTACTGCTACTGCTGGTTCCCATCCCTCTCCAGCAGAACCTGTTACAGCAATACCATTACCTCCAGTAACATTATCTACATAATTACCAGATGTATCGGTTCCTAATGCAATATCATTTGCTTTAGTATGGAATGCATACTCTGTACCACCAGCAAGCTTGTGAGTCCATCTATCAGCTGATTCATCCCAGAAGAATAAAGCATTAGCTGAGTCGCCTCTTTCAACTTCTAATCCTGCGTCAACAGAAGGTACACCCGTTTGATCTTTTGCTACTGTTATAATTGCATCAGTTACTGATAAAGTAGCTGTTGAAACTGTTGTTTCTGTTCCTGAAATAGTTAAATTCCCTGATACATTTACATCGTTAAACGTTACATCATCAGTAGTTCCTACTGATTGACCAATATGAACACCAGTAGCATTTACTGTAACTCCAGTTCCTGCTCTAACAAATGTACCTGTTGAATTAGATGTAATACCGTTATTAGCTTTAACTGCTACTGCTGAGCTATTTACTGATAGACCGTTACCAGCTCCTACGGATACAGCTGTTGCGTTTGTAACGATACCATTTCCAGCACCAACAGTAAGTGTTCTAGTAGAAGCAATAGTACCTCCACCGGTTAAACCAGATCCAGCTGTTATAGATACTGTACTGTGATTTATATTTTCGTTAGCAACGTAACCTGATAAATTATGAATATCAATGTTACCTTCTGCAATAAATACACCAGAAGAGTTAGATACGACTTGGCTATTACCTGCAGCAACCGCTAGGGTTCTAGAAGCCGCTATTGTACCGCCCCCTGAAAGACCATTACCAGCAGCAATTGTTACACTTGAGTGATCTATATTTTCGTTTGCAACATAACCAGAAAGATTGTGTATATCTATATTACCTTCTGCTATGAATACACCTGAAGAGTTAGATACAACTTGGTTATTACCTGCAGCAACTGCTAAAGTTCTATTAGCTGCAATTGTACCACCGCCTGATAATCCGTTACCAGCTGAAATAGATACACTTGAGTGATCTATATTTTCGTTAGCTACGTATCCAGATAAATTATGAATATCTAAATTACTTTCGTTTACAAATATACCTGTTGAATTAGATACAACTTGGTTATTGCCTGCTACTACATGAACTCCAGTTGCATTTGACGCTATACCAGAACCGGCACTTACTGCTACTGCAGTTGAATTAACACTTATACCATTACCTGCACCTACTGCAAATGATCTACTTGTAGTAATATTACCACCACCAGTTAAACCATTACCAGCTGTAACTGAAACTGAGCTATGGTCAATATGCTCATTAGCAACAAAGTTTGATAAACTGTCGTGATCTATTCCTGATGCGTCTGCATATACTCCGGTAGAATTAGATGTAATACCTGTACCTGCTACAACATGGACTCCTGTAGAGTTTGAAGCAATACCTAATCCTGCTGTAACAGCAAATGATCTTGAAGCAGTAATATCACCGCCTCCAGTTAAACCATTTCCAGCTGTTAATGAAACGCTTGAGTGATTAATATGTTCGTTAGCTGCAAAACCTGATAAGTTATCATGAACAATAGCTGAATCATCTGTAAATATACCAGTTGAATTAGCTGTGATACCTGTATTTGCTACTACTGAAACTGCTGTTGTGTTTACTGATAACCCAGCACCTACACCTAAGTTTAAAGTAACATCACCAGTTGTACCACCACCAGTTAAACCATTACCAGCAACAACGGACTCAATGTCTCCCGCGTCGTTTGTAAAACTAAATTGTCCAGTACCACTATCATAACTTATATCTCCACCACCGCTGAATAAACCTCTAATAGTAGATGAGTTAATTGAAAGAGCAGTTGAGTTAACATCTAAACCGTTACCAGCAGCTACATGAACACCTGTAGCATTTACTACTACACCGTCACCAGCATCTACTGCAAATGATCTTGATGCAGCAATTGTACCACCACCTGTTAAACCATTACCAGCTGTTAGTGTAACTCCACTATGATCTATATTTTCGTTAGCAACATAACCTGATAAGTTATGAATGTCAATATTACCTTCATTGATAAAGACACCGGTTGAGTTAGATACAACTTGGTTATTACCAGGCTCAACATGAACACCAGTTGAGTTTGATGTAATACCACTACCGCCGTTAACAGCTACAGTAGTATTATTAACAGTAATACCATTACCTGCACCTGCAGTAATAGTAACTGTACCAGTAGAACCACCACCAGTTAAACCTGAACCAGCGATAATATCTGTAATACTTGAATTACCTACATCGAATCCAGCATCGTTATTGAATGCTGATAAAGGAATTTCAGAAATAAGTTTTCTTCTATCTGCTCCGTTATCTAATATGATAAGTTCATCTTCTGAATTATCAACAGCTTGAGTCATATCAGTTAATTCTGATAGATCAACATGAACACCAGTTGAGTTAGATACTAAACCTGTTCCACCAACTACAGCAAATGATCTTGATGCGGTAATATTACCACCACCAGTTAAACCATTACCAGCAGTCACTGAAACTGTACTATGATCTATATGATCATTTGCTACAAAACCTGATAAATTATCATGAACTATTTCTGAATCATTTGTAAATATACCAGAGCTATTTGATGTAATACCTGTATTAGCTACAACAGCAATAGAAGGATCTGATCCTTCACCTGGTGTATGAGTAACAGCAATACCGTTACCAGCAGAAATATCATCAATATAATTACCTGAAGTGTCTGTTCCTAAAGCAATATCGTGCTGTTTTGTGTGTAAGACATATTCTGTACCACCTGCTAATTTTTGAATCCATCTATCTTGAGATTCATCCCATACAAGTAATGCATTAGCAGAGTCACCTCTTTCTACTTCTATTCCTGCATCTAAAGCTGGTACACCTGTCTGTCCAGATGCAACTGTAATAACTGCATCATTAACTACTAAATTGTTTGTATCAACAGTAGTTTGAGTTCCTTGAATTGTTAGGTTACCTGAAACAATAACATCACTAAATGTTACGTCAGCTGTTGTGCTAACATCTTGTCCTATATGAACTCCAGTAGCATTTACTGTTACACCTGTTCCTGCAGTAACTTTTAAATCGGTTGAGTTGGCAGTTAAACCATCTCCTGCTGCTACGTGTACACCAGAAGAATTAGATACTAATCCAGTATTACCAACTACTGCTAATGATCTTGTTGAAGTTAAATCACCACCGCCTGATAAACCATTACCAGGAGAAATAGATACGCTTGAGTGATTAATATGTTCGTTGGCTACAAAACCTGATAAGTTGTCATGAACAATAGCTGAATCGTCTGAAAATACACCTGAACTATTAGCTGTAATACCTGTATTGG